CGCGCCCAGTCCCGAGCCGAAATTCCAAACCTTGTTCGCCCATTTCTCGAACTCCGTGTCGTGCGTGATGCCGCGCTCGATCGAGATCGCCTCGAACTTGCTACGCCCGGGCGACTTGCGCCCGGTGGACGGATCGCCGCCTTCGCGATGCTCGACCACTTCGGTCGTGCGCTTCAATCCGCCGATCTTGCTCACGCCGGCGACGTAGCGCCCGTCCCATTTCACGCGAAACTTGAAATTCTTGTACGGGTCGAAGCGCTGAGCGTTGACGCTGAACTGAGCCATGGCGTTCTCCTCACGTCTGGATCTGCCCAGCCATCTGCTGGAGCTTGATGACGACGAATTCGGCGGGCCTGAGCGGAGCGAAGCCGACCAGCACGTTGACGATGCCGTGATTGATGTCGTCCTGCGTGGTCGTCTCCTTGTCGCATTTGACGAAATAGGCCTCCGCCGGCGTCTTGCCCTGGAAGGCGCCCTGGCGGAACAGGCTCTGCATGAACGCCCCGACGTTGAGGCGGATTTGCGCCCACAACGGCTCGTCGTTCGGCTCGAACACCACCCACTGCGTGCCGCGATAGAGGCCCTCCTCGATGAACAGGGCGGTGCGCCGCACCGGCACGTATTTCCATTCTGAGGCAAGCCGGTCGTTGCCCTGCAGCGTGCGCGAGCCCCAGATGATGCGGCCGGCGGCCGGCATGCTGCGCAGGCAGTTGATTCCGAGCGGGTTGAGCTCGCCGTTCTCCGCATCATTGAGCGGCACGCTCAGCTCGGGCACGCCGACCAGCGTGGCTTCGAGACCGGCCGGTGCCTTCCATACGCCGCGCGTCGTATCGGTGCGCGCGAACACCCCCGCGACCGCCCCGCACGGCACGAAGTCCTCGACCTGGTTGTCGCGCAGCGGATTGCGCTGCTTCAGGCGCGGGAAGAACAGCGCCGCGTTCTTGCTCGATGTGCCGACGCCACCAACCCCCGCCTTGGCGCCGGCGACGTCTTTCCAGCCGGACGGCGGATCGACCAGCAGCATCGCGCGACGCTTTTCGCAATAGGCGGCGGCCGCCGAAATCAAGTCAGTATCGGTGTCTCCGTCCTCATTGTAGGGCGGAAGACACAACAGGTTGAACAGATCCGCGTCCTCGAGCGCGTAAATGCCTTTCTTGTCGGTCTCACCGTTCGGCGGCGTGAAATCATCTGGCGTGGTGAGCCCGTCCCCGTCGGCCGTTTTGGCCTCGGTCGCAAGCTTCGACTTCGCGGCTGCGAGCTCTGTCTTCGCGGTATTGATGTCGCTTTGATTGCCGGCGATTGTCGCGTCGATCAGCTTTTTCCTGGCTGCCGCGACCTCAAGGTCGATCTTGCTCAGATTGTCCGTCGTAACGACGTCGAGAGGTTTTCGCGCATCATCCACTGCCTTCTGCGCATTGTCGATGTCGGCTTGAACCTGCGGGTCCTTGGCTTGCTCGTCCTTGAGCTTCTCTTCCGCTTCAGCGAGCTTCTTTTCGGCGTCGTGGATCGCCTTCACATCCGGCATTTTGGCGGGCCAAGCGCCTCTCCAGCGCAGCAGGCTGGATTCGGTCTCGAGGATATTGTCGATCCGCCGGGTGCTTTTCGTCACCGTCGCGTTCCGGATTTGCTCGGAGCGGACCGGCACGCCGTCCGGACCGACTTCGTTCACGGTCAGATTGAAAAGATCTGTCTTGGCCAGTCCCATGGTGTCCGCGGCCGCTTGGGACACGTCGCCGTCGATGCGGAGCCTTAAATTGCGACCCGATATCCCTTTCTCGGCAGCCTCGAACGTAAAGACAGGATCAGTCGCCTGCAGTTTTCCGGACTCCAGAGGCGTTTTCTCGGGAACCGGCGATCCGTCGGAATGGAACAGCCGCACGATGATCGCCTGCGCGCCGCCATTGAGATAAAAGTCGCGCACCGCGTAGCCGAGCGTGCTCTTCACCCACAATCCGCCGAAGATGCGCTCGAAGTCGCCGAAGCTGTTGATCGTCGTCGCCTTGTCGGTCGGCCCGCGCAGCGCGGCCCCGACAAACGCCGTGATCGACGTGCCGATGCCCGTGATGGGATGGACGCCGCTCGGGATCTCTTCGATGTAGACGCCCGGATAGCTCAGTGCGGCCGGCATGGCGTCCTCCTCACGTCTGGATCTGTCCAGCGATCTGCTGGAGCTTGATGACGACGAATTCGGCAGGCTTGAGCGGAGCGAAACCGACCAGCACGTTGACGATGCCGAGATTGATGTCGCTCTGCGTGGTCGTCTCCTTGTCGCATTTGACGAAGTAGGCCTCCGCCGGCGTCTTGCCCTGGAAGGCGCCCTGGCGGAACAGGTTCTGCATGAACGCTCCGACGTTGAGCCTGATCTGCGCCCACAACGGCTCGTCGTTCGGCTCGAACACCACCCACTGCGTGCCCCGATAGAGGCTCTCTTCGATGAAGAGGGCGGTGCGGCGTACCGGCACATACTTCCATTCGGAGGCAAGCCGGTCGTCGCCCTGCAGCGTGCGCGCTCCCCAGATGATGCGGCCGGCGGCCGGCATGCTGCGCAGGCAGTTGATTCCGAGCGGGTTGAGCTCGCCGTTCTCCGCATCCGTCAGCGGCACGCTCAGCTCCGGCACGCCAACCAGGGTCGCCTCCAGTCCGGCCGGTGCCTTCCACACGCCGCGCGTCGTATCGGTGCGCGCAAAGATGCCGGCGACCGCGCCGCAAGGCACGAATTCCTCGACCCGATTGTTGTTGAGCGGGTTCGGTTGTTTCAGCCGCGGGAAATACAATACCGCGTTCTTGCTCTTTGTCCCGATCTTGCCAATGTTGTCTCTTGCCTTGTCCTTGCTGTTCCACGCAGCGCGCGGATCGACAAGCAGCATCGCGCGCCGCCGCTCGCAATACGCCGCGGCTTCGCCGACCAGCGCCGGATCCACGTTGCCATCCTGCAGGTAAGGCGGGATGCACAGGATGTTGAACAGGTCCGCGTTGCCTAGCGCGTAAAGCCCCTTCTTTCCCCCTTCCTTGCCGGGTCCGTTGAAGTCCCCGACGGCGAGAGGGTCACCTTCGCCCGCCGTGTCGGTCACCTTGTCGCTTGCGGTGTCGTCGTCCCAGAATGTCTTTTTGGCGGCTGGTTTGGCATGAGCGGCCGGGGCATCATCGGGCAATTCACCGGCCATCTCTACAAGGCGGGACTGATTCTTCAGCACCTTGTCGACGCTCCGCGCGTTCGCGGTCTTGACCGAGAGGTTGCGGAATGACTCGATCTGTTGCGTGGTGCCGTCGTAGATCGTGAGATTGAACAGGTCGGGCACATCGTTGCCGTCGGCGTCCTTCACATCGTGGTCGACCCGGCCGCGTAACTTGTTGCCCCACGCGCCTTCGTACTTGGCTAAAAGCGCCAGTTCCTTGACGTTCAGCCTGGCCTTATTGAGTGGCACGGCTTCCGCGACCGTCATGTTTGCTATTGCCTGCACGCTGGCAACGGTTGCACCCAGCTTGACTCCCTCTTGCTGGGCATTATCCCCGACCGCCTTGGCTGCTGCTTTTTCTACGTCTGTTTTCTTCGGATCGCTCTGGATTGCATCCGCCTTTGCCTTCGCGGCATCACCCGCGGCCTTGGCGTCCGTGCCAGCCGCCGCTGCCGCCGTCTCCTTCGCGGCGGCAAGTGCCCTCTCCTGATCCCCTTTCGACTTAAATTTGGAATGATACAGCCGTACGATGATCGCCTGGCTGCCGCCGTTGAGATAGAAATCGCGCACCGCGTAGCCGAGCGTGCTGTCGAGCCACAGCCCGCCGAAGATGCGCTCAAAATCCCCGTAACTGTTGATCGTCACCGGTTCGTCGGCCGGCCCGCGCAATGCGCGTCCGATGAAAGCCGTGATCGACGTGGCCACGCCCGTGATGGTGTGAACGCCGCTGGAGACTTCTTCGATATAGACGCCCGGATAGGTTAGCGCGGCAGGCATGAATGCCTCCTTGTTTGGCAGCCTTGCGGCGTTCGATGCGCAGCCCGAAGGAGTTGGCGCTGCCCGCAGAGATAGACCCCGCGCCTAATCCCCGACTGCTTCGGCGTTGGCCCCTTTCCAATTCTCTGATCGCAACTCTACCATATGCAGTGGATTTGCGAAAGGCGCAACTATGGGTGTTGGTAAGATTTCGACAGGCCGGGCTGTCACGCGGCAGATTTTCATCGCTTCGGTTCGGTCTGCGGCTCGCTGGCACCTCCGAGAGCCGGCTTTTTCTGCCGACAATGCTCACTCTTGCTGCTTGCGTGGTCTTGGGCGGAGGTTTCCTGCCTCGCCCACAAATAGTTACGG